ATCAGTTGATCGACTTCACCCGCACCTCTGCGGCGACCTTCGTGAACTCGTCGGGCAACATCGCCTCGACGCCCCAGAGCCGGAACTTGCTGACGTTTACGCAGGAGTTTGACAACGCGGCGTGGACGAAGTCGAATGCGACTGTGACCGCCAATACCTCCGTGGCCCCTGATGGAACGACTACGGCGGACCTTTTGGTTCCGAACACCAGTTCGGTCAACCACGCCATCCAGCAGTCAGTCACGACCAGTTCGACCGTGGTCATCTCCGTATACGCTAAGGCGGCAGGCTATGATCGGCTGGCGTTCTCCTCAAACAACAACAACTACGTCTATTTCAACCTGTCGAGCGGCACGGTAGAAAGTTCGCTTGGCACTGGCTGGACTGCTGCCAGCATTACCGCTGTCGGGAACGGCTGGTATCGTTGTCAGGCGGCCACCGCGACGGCGCAGACACGGTATGACTTCTTGCCGTTTAACGCAGCGCAGACCAACGGTAATACCGCGCCAACTTTTGCTGGCGACGGCACCTCCGGCATCCTCATCTGGGGCGCACAGCTCGAACAAGCCTCGGCAGCGACCGACTACACCCGCAACGTGGGCGGCCTGTTCCCCCCGCGCTTTGACTACGACCCCGTGACGCTGGCCCCGCGCGGCCTGCTGATCGAGGAGCAGCGGGTGAACTTGTTCACGTATTCGGAGCAGTTTGATAATGCGGTTTGGGTTAAAGGGGCTGGCTATAACTCTACCATCACCGCCAATTCGACTACTGCTCCGGATGGTACGCTAACCGCTGACACGTTAGTAGCGGATAGTGCTGGCGGCACGGGCAGCGTTATGGTTGCTCGGGCGCAGGCAGTAACGAGCGGCGTTTTTTACACTTTGAGCTTTTTTGCAAAAGCGTCAACGCTGTCGTGGATTAGGCTTTTTCTGCTTAATTACACAAGCCCCGGAAACGGTGGGGCCTACTTTAACCTGAGCGGCAGCGGCTCTGTTGGCACGGTCGATGCGGGTTATACCGCTACAATCGCCGCACACGCAAATGGCTGGTATCGCTGCACACTGTCGTTCACTGCGGGGTCAAGCGTGACCGGCGAAATGCGTCTCCTGCTGGCAAATGCCAACAACGACACGGCAGTGGCCCGCAACGGAACGTCGAGTGCGTTCATCTGGGGCGCACAACTCGAAGCCGGTGCCTTCGCCACCAGCTACATCCCCACGGTCGCCAGCCAAGTGACGCGCGCGGCTGACGTTGCTGCGATCACGGGGCCGAACTTCACGCCTTGGTATAACCAGAGCGCGGGGACGTTTGTGGTGGAGGCTGATAGCGGGGTTAATGTTTCGCTTAGTGTTTACGTCGCCAGTTCGGCTAACGATGGCACCGCTGACAACCGCATCAACACGTTTAACTACAACGGCAAGTGGGGCGCCCAAGCGCGCGTTGCTACTGTCGACCAGTTCGATCTCCAACAGAACGGCTCATACACAGCCAACGTTCCGGCAAAGATCGCGGTGGCTTACGCAACAAATGATATTGCCGTTTCGGTAAACGGTAACACGGCTCTTACCGATACGTCAGCATCGCTGCCGACTGTTAACCAGCTCGCGCTTGGTCGTATCATTAACAGCAACTACCTCAACGGCCACATCCGCTCAATCCGTTTCTACCCATCGCGCCTTACCAACGCCCAGCTTCAAGCCCTGACGGCCTAAGGAGACAGTATGATTACCGCAAACCGCGAAAATCTGCTGCTTGAAATGGGCGGGGCGGCCAAAGAACGTTTTTGGTCTAAGGTCAATACTGCCGACACGGGTTGCTGGGAGTGGTCAGCCAGTAAGTGCAAGGATGGTTACGGCACGTTTACAGCTGGCGGATACGCGATAAAGGCTCATCGCGCAGCCTACGCGCTATCAAACGGCGAAATCCCAAGCGGGATGGTTGTTCGTCACTCTTGCCATAACCCAAGCTGCTGCAATCCGGACCACTTGAGTATTGGCACTCAGCGGGACAACATCCAAGATATGCTAGATGCTGGCCGCCAGTTTTCAGAACTGCGCAAAAAGCCAAAGACAACGCACCACGCAGCCAAGATTGGGCAGGCTGTCCGCCAATATCGCGCAAGATTGCGGGCGGAAGGCATCCCGCATTCCGGCAGGCAGAAGCTTACGGATGAACAAGTGCGCGCACTTCGTTTCGCATACGGTGCCGGGGCCAAATTAAACGATCTCTCGCATCAATTCGGCATCTGCAAAAGCGCGGTTATCCGCGTTGTGAAGAAAAGGACATACGCCCATGTCGCGTGATCTCTATCTCCGCGCCATCGACGAAGCCACGATGAACGCAGCGCTGATCGCTGCGGGGCTGGCTTACGAGGAAGACGGCAACCTTTACCCCGCCCCCTTCGTGAGCCTCGACGTTATCGGGCCTATCGTGAAGTGGGATTACAGCGTCGATCCGCCAGTCGAGATCGACTACCCGGAGTGGCACGTCAACGTGCGGTCGTATGACCTGACCGAAGAGCAGCTTGCTGAACTTCAGTCGGTCATCATCGTGCCGCCCGAACAGCCGTTCCGGGTCTGGGCCTAGATATTGCCAGCGTACAAACTTTATTGTACGCTGGCCGACAACCGTACTGGTGCGGAACATCAGGTGACTTGAAAGGGTCAAAACCACATGGACGATACCGTCCCTATTGAAGCGGAAGTGCCCGCGCCGGAACTGGAAACCACGGCGGCTCCAGAACCCGTTGAAACCGCAACGCCGGAAGAACAGCCTGTCGATCAGGACGCGCCCAAATCCTTCACTCAGGAAGAACTGGACGCCATCGTCGGCAAGCGGCTTGCGAGAGAACAGCGCAAGTGGGAACGAGAGCAGGCTCAACGGCTTGCGGAGATGGAAGCAAGGCTCAAGGCAACGCCGGCGGCCGATCTATCCCCGGAGCAGTTTGATACTTACGACCAGTACGCAGAGGCTTTGGCCGAACGTAAGGCGGAAGAATTGCTGTCCCAGCGGGAAGCCGCACGGCAACAGCAGGCCATGCTCGAACAGTACCACGACCGTGAAGAGACGGCGCGGGACAAGTATGACGACTTCGACCAAGTCGCTTACAACCCCAACCTTCCCGTCACGGAATACATGGCGCAGAGCATCCAAGCCTCGGATGTTGGCCCCGATGTCCTCTATTGGCTCGGCTCCAACCCCAAGGAAGCGGACCGCATCGCCAGATTGCACCCGATCTTGCAGGCGAAGGAAATCGGAAAGATTGAGGCTTCATTGTCCTCCAATCCGCCGGTTAGAAAGACTTCAACCGCCCCGGCACCGATTGCACCTGTTACGCCACGCGCTTCCGGCGCACCCGTGTACGACACCACCGACCCTCGCTCGACCAAGTCGATGAGCACGTCGGAATGGATCGAGGCGGAACGGCTACGGCAGATCAAGAAGTACGAGGCACAACGCAACCGCTAATTTGGGACCACGAACATGGCCAACTCACTTCTTACTATTGATATGATCACGCGGAAGGCTCTGGAAATTCTGGAGAACAACCTCGTGCTCACCCGCAACGTCAACCGCCAGTACGACGACAGCTTTGCCGTCGAAGGCGCCAAGATCGGCTCGACCCTGCGCATCCGTCTGCCGGACCGCGCTCTCGTGACCGACGGTGCTGCCCTTCAGGTGCAGGACGACAACGAGCAGTTCACCACGCTGACGGTCAACAACCAGAAGCACATCGGTGTGAACTTCACCACTGCCGAACTGACCATGCAGTTGGACGACTTCGCCGACCGCGTGCTCAAGCCGCGTATCTCGCAGCTTGCTGCCAGCATCGACGCGGACGTTGCCAACGCCTTCCGCACCGTCGGCAACTCGGTCGGCACCCCCGGCACCGTTCCGTCCACTTCGGCTGTGCTGCTTTCGGCCCAGCAGAAGCTGAACGAAAACGCTGCCGTGATGTCGCCGCGCTATGCCACCGTCAACCCGGCCGCCAACGCCGGTCTGGTCGAAGGCATGAAGGGGCTGTTCAACCCGACTGACACCATCAGCAAGCAGTTCAAGAACGGCCTGATGGGCACCGGCGTGCTTGGTTTCGAAGAGATCAACATGTCGCAGTCGATCAAGCAGTTCACCACCGGTTCGCGCACCGCGACCGGCGGCACGACCTCGGCGGCTGTCACCACGGAAGGTGCCACCACCATCGCCATCACCGGCGCTGGTGCTAACGCCACTGTCCGTGCGGGCGACGTGTTCACCGTGGCTGACTGCTTCATGGTGAACCCGCAGACCCGTGAAAGCACCGGTTCGCTGTTCCAGTTCGTCGCTCTGGCGGACGTGACGCTGAACGGTTCGGGCGCTGGCAACATCACCGTGGCTCCGATCTATTCGG